GTGCGATTATTGATTCGATTACACTAGTCTACGATTGTGGAAGTTGAGACTCGAAGATGCTCAAGACCAGCACCAGCACAGAACACCCGGAGCAAGGGGAGATAGCAAGGACCGGGGTTCTGAACATGGAGTACTGGCTTAATCCACTGCGGCCGAGTACGGAGCACGCGATGGAAGACGGTTCGACCACACACGAGAACGAGGTCGATCTCGCGCAGGTTGCATTCGTGGTTGTGCCACCCGGTCACGGGAAGAGCTTCCTCCATGGAGGCTTCCCCGGGCTTGTCGAAGCAGATAGTGTAATCAACAACAAAGGCAACAGTGAGCTGACATCTCTCAGGATTGAGGCACGCCGCTCCGGAATGTGGGATACTTACGACAAGCACTGGTCTGCATGTATCCAATCTCGACTAACCCGGGCCCCGTGGGTGGTGATGGTGCCAGCTTATGCGGTTGGAGCAGCGGCGGGTTGGACGTATCTTGGAGGGGCAGCGCTCGACAAGTTGGTCTGGGAGCAGAACCTGAGGGGCCGTAAGGGGTCGGTGGCGAAGTACCAGGGGACCTGGGATGATGCTGTGAAGCATAGTGCTAGGTTCTGCAGCGACAATGATCAAGTCAACAGTCACATTGTAGGACTTGCCATTATGTGGATCGAAGGGGTAGTCCCATACTGACGCGCTGAAAGGAGAGTGGAGACTGGAATTGACCTGTATAGCTGCTCACCGCCCTACCACTGCTCAGTTAGTCGGTCAACAGTCTGAGTAAACTGACAGAAACAGCCGACTGGGACTCGAGGAGGAAGGTTAGCACTTTAAGAAACTAGGAACCCAGTGTAGTGTACGATGCACCGCAACCCAACACCAAAGCAGGTGCTCAGGGCTGAGACATGTAGAGAGACCTACAGGACCCTGTCCTCGGGCATCCTGCACACAGAGAAGCCCGTCGTATCTATTGACATCGAAGTATGGGACGTAGATCACTCGCGGCTTAAGGAGGTAGGGATTGTTGTGGTAGTGAACGGACGTGTGGTTACAAGCATCCACTGGCGCATCAAGGAGAACGCAACACTGCGGAACAGGTACACAACAGTGCAGCAGAGTCCGTACGTGTACGGTCTAAGCGTGGTGGTTAATTCAGGAGCGATCCATCAATTACTCAGTGATGCGCTGACCGAGTGTACTAAGAGGTGGGGCGAGTACACTCTAATAGCGCATAACATCAAGAGTGATATGAGGTTCCTGAGGCTATCCTTACCCCACTTCTCCCTGCCACAGCCTGTTACCTTAGTTGACACACAGGACTTCTACTGTGGGTATAAACAGGTGGTACAGGCTCCATCCGTCTCGGCGATCGCTGCTGAAGCCGGAGTGCCGTTTCCCGCGGAATGGAGACACAACGCTGGTAATGACGCCTGGATAACTGCAGCGTGGGTGGTGAAGCTAAGTCGAGCGGGGAAAGACAACTAGCGCGGATGAGAGGGGAAAGGAAAAAGAAGAGGGAGAACGGTGCAGGAGAGCTGCCGCTCCTACCATTGGGGTGAGGGAAGCTACCCAAACTCCAAAACTAAAACCCTTTTAAACTTTTAAAACTAAAAAACTAACAGCCTGAGGGAGCAGTGGAGGAGTCTCCTCTCTAAGTTCGAAAACTAACTGCTCAAGTGACTGGTCGACGAGTCACAACCCGGCGGAGAGGACAGACTGTTTAAGGGAGGGGCGAACGTTAGGTGAAAAAAATAGAAGAGCA